GACTCGTCGCCCTGTCGCTGGTGGTGTGATGCTCGACCCGGTCGGCTTCTGGATAGCTATCTCAGTATTCGCCGTGATCATGTTCGTGTTCGCCGTGACACGGCCGAGGCTGTGATGCCTAGCGTAGCCGCCCAGCCCATCACCGAAGGCCCCTTCGACCTGCTCCCGCGCAAGTGGAAGGTCGGCACCCTGCTCACCAAGACCTGGCAGGCGCCGATCGTCCACGGCGTCACCGCCATCTGGGCGCAGCGCTGCGAGGGCTACTGGCGCCGCATCGAGCAGCGCTACGGCATCGTCGTGACCGACGAGCGCAACGCCTATGACGACGAGACGGGCACGATCACCACCTTCGCCGCCATCCTGCTGATCCTGCCTGGCGACCGCTACGCCATGCCCAGGGGCGAGAACGGGAACAGCCTGCAATGAGCACCCTATCCGTCAAGCAGGCAGCCGGCCGCCTCCGCGAGCTGGACAAGACAGACCCGGCCCGCAACGGCCTCGACCTGTTCATCACTGCGAGCGGGGGCTACGGCAAGGCCAAGCAGACGCAGCTGCTGAGCGACATCCGCGAGGTGTACGCCTACATCGGTGGGCAGAAGCCGGGCGCCTGGCCCTTCGGAGACGACGCAGCATGACTGCGGTTGTGCACTACGGCTTTCTCTACCCAGTTGGGGTTGGCACCGTCGGCCCCGACAGCGATAGCTTCTGGCCGTTGCGCCTGACACGCCATTTCAGTGTGGTCATCAACGTCAAGGCGGCGAACAGCAATTGACCGCCTTCCCCACCACCGTCGAGGAGATGGAAGCCTTTCTCAAGGCCATGCCACCCGACAAGTTCGCCGCCCTCAAGAAGATTGGCGCGAAGCAGTTCGGCCGCCCGTGGAACCCCCAGCCGGGCCCTCAGACCGAGGCGTATTTCACGCAAGCGGACGAGACCCTCTACGGGGGCGCCGCCGGCGGCGGTAAGAGCGACCTGGTGCTCGGGCTGGCGACTACGCAGCACGAGCGCAGCCTGATCTTCCGGCGCCAAGCCAACGACCTCGAGGGGTTGTGGGTGCGGTTGGAGGAGATCGTGCGCGGCAGGGTCGCCAAGTCCGACGCGAACAAGAAGAAGATGCGGCTCAACGACAACCGCTTCATCGAGTTCGGGCACCTTGAGAAGCCCGGCTCCGAGAAGGGTTGGATGGGTCGCCCGCATGACCTGATCGCCTTCGACGAGGCCGCCCAGCTCGACGAGATGAAGGTGGCCTTCGTTACCCGCTGGCTGCGCTCGACCACGCCCGGCCAGCGCAAGCGGGTGATGTTCAGCACCAACCCGCCGATCCCTGAGTTCGACCGCGACGGCAAGATCATCGACACGGGCACCGGCGCCTGGGTGAAGGAGTGGTTCGCGCCGTGGCTCGAGGAGACCTACCCCGACCCGGCTCGCCCCGGTGAGCTGCGCTGGTGCTACATGATCGCCGAGGGCGATCGTATGCTCAACATCTGGGTCGAAGGCCCGGGCGGCTACCCGCTCGAAAGCGACGATAACCGCGGCTGGGTCAAGGGTGAGCGGATCGCCAAGGGTGGCTACAGCGAGGACGATGTCGAGGCAGGTCTCGTGGCCGTGGCGTCGAGCCGCACCTTCATCAAGTCGCTGCTCAAGGACAACGCATTCCTGCGCGGCACCGGCTACGCGGCGAAGCTCTCGACTACGCCCGAGCCGCTCAAGAGCCTGCTGCTAAACGGCTCGTTCACGGTCAAGGGCGAGGATCATCCCTTCCAGATCATCTCGACGCTCGACGTGCTGCGTGCCCAGGATCGCTACCGCGTCGTGCTCAACTCGGGCGAGTGGAAGAAGTGGCGACAGCTGGTGCTGTTCGGTGACATCGCCCAGGGCGGCATGGACATGACCGTGCTCGAGAGCCTGCTCGAGAACGACTTTTTCGAGGAGCCCTTCGCGCAGGCCGGCCGCCATACGCCCACCGGCAAAGAGGTACAGTCGAGCATCCTGCTCAAGCGGCGTGACAACAGCCTTGTCGGGCTCGACGGCACCGGCGGATGGGGCGGCTCGACGCGCGACCTGCTCGAACAGAACCACAAGATCATCTGCGAGATGCTGATCGCCAGCGCCAAGTCGACGGGCTGGACTTCAGACCAGCGCTACAAATTCGGCAATCAACGCGCTGAGATGTGGTGGACCTTCCGCGAAGCCCTGCAGGAGAAGTCGGGCTACGAGATCAAGCTGCCGCTGTCGACGCGCGTCTCGACGCAGCTCACGGCGCCGATCTTCATCATCAAGGGCAACACAATCTTCGTCGAGGAGAAGGAGGAGTTGCGCAAGCGGCTTGGCTCCTCGACCGACGAGGCCGATGCCATCATCGGCGCCTGGTTCCTGCGCGACATGGCGCTGCAGCAGCGCTTCCAGGCGCGCCCCGACATCGTGCAGCGTATCGCGCACGGCATCACCGCCGAGCAGCTGCACGCTGCGCAGGGCGACGCCCTACCCTTCGACGACCCGCTGGCAGGATACCGATGAGCTACATCCACCTTCAGATTTTCGCTGCGCTGTTCGTCGTGGCGGCCCTAGGCTTGATCGCGGGGCTGATGATTGGCTGGGCGGTATCGTGACCGTCACCATCAAGCCCGCCATCCTCCGCGATGCCAGCTTCATCACCGCGAACCTGCGCGCCATCGACAAGGCCGAAGCCTTCTGCCAGCTGCCTGACGACGCTGGCAGCATCCAGCTGGCAGCCTGGCTGATCTACAGCGGCGATGCCTTCATCGCCTACTACAAGAACGAGCCGGTCTTCCTGTTCGGCACCAGCCCGATGTCGGTGAGCTGCTACAGCGTTTGGGGCCTCGGCACCGACGACACCCGCAAGGTGATCCCCGAGGTGACGCGCTACCTGATGACCACTCACATCGAAAAGCGCATTGCCCAAGGTGCCCGCACGATGGAAGCGCGCAGCCTCGCAGCCCACACCGAGGCGCATGGCTGGATGAAAATGGTGGGTGCCACGCAGCTCGGCGAGCCCTTCGAATACGGCAAGCACGGGGAGCACTTCGTGCTGTATCGCTTTACGGTAGCGGGCTACCGTGCTATGCGCGATAAACGATGGAGCAAATCCTAGATGTGCCTCACTCAGCAGCAACCCATCGCAGCTCCGAAAGTCGCACCGGCACCGACCCGCGAACAGATCGCCGCCCGAGCCAACTTCGGCTTGGTGGCTGAGAACCGCAACCTCGTCGCCAAGCGGCAGGGCATCTTCGGCAACATCAAGACCACGCCGATGGGCGACGCCAGCTACGGCACCTCCGCGGTGGCCCGCTTCGGATGACCATCCTCAAAGACCTCACCGACGAGTGGACCGAACTGGCCAATGGCCGCGTTCGGTGGGAGAACTACTGGCGCAACGTCGCCGCGTGGGTGCTGCCTCAGACCGAGCAATTCGACCGCGTCGTCAGCCTCGGCACTGCCTCCAGCGTGCAGGCGGTGATGGGCACGCCGGCCGCGAGCGAGCGCTCCAAGCACATCTACGACATGACCAGCATCTGGGCGATCGACCGCCTGACCGCCGGGCTGATCAGCCTCAAGACGCCTGAGAGCGACTTTTGGCACGATCTCGATGTCGATAACGACTTCGGCTACGAGACCAGCCACGACGAAGACCTCGCCCTCGAGAAGTTGCGCGACTACCTGTTCAAGGTGCGCGCCAACCCGAAGTCGGGCTTCTGGCCGAACCACAAGGCGAGCGTCAAGTCGATGGCCGCCTTCGGCGACGGCTGGCACTTCATCGAGGAGCTGCAGGGCAGCCGCGTTCCGTACCTCTACCAGTCGATCCCGCTGTTCGAGTGTTACCCCTCCGTCAACACCTCCGGCCAGCCCGATCGCATGTTCCGCGTGTTCAGCTGGTCGGCCCTCCAGATTTACCAGAAGTGGGGCGAGAAGGCCGGCGCCAAGATCAAGACGATGGTCGACGACCCAAAGCGGATGCATGAGCGCGTCCGCGTGCTGCACGCCGTACGACCGCGCGGCGACGAGTACCGCAACAAGCTCGGCCTCCGTGGTGCCAAGTTCGCCTCCTGGTACTGCCTGCCGGATGACGACCACGTCATCGGCGAGGGCGGCTTCTGGGAGTTTCCCTTCGTCCGCTACGCCTGGTCGAACCAGGGCCAGCGCCCCTACAGCGAAGGTCCCGTGGCCTACGCCATCGCCGAAATCCAGTCGCTGCAGGAGATGGCGAAGAACGAGCTGATCGCCGTCCAGACCATGCTGCGGCCGGCCTACGGCACCTTCGGCAAGAACTTCACCCGCCTCAACCTCAACCCCGGCGCCTCCAACCCGGGGCTGATCAATGGCGACGGCAACCCGCTGTTCGCCCCTCTCAACTCCGGCGTGCGACCTGACTTTGCGCAGGCGGTGATCGAGAGCCGCCGCAACAACGTGCGCGAGGCGCTCTACCTGAACCTCTGGCAAATCCTCGTGCAGGACAACGTCGCCCAGCCGGAGACGGCCACCGAAGCGATGCTCCGCGCTCAGGAGAAGGGCGAGATGCTCGGGCCGGTCGGCATCAGCCTCAATGAGGGACTGAGCGCCAACATCGACCGCGAGGTGTCTATCCTCAGCCGCAAGGGCGCCTTCAAGGCGGGCAGCCCTCTGGCGATGCCGGAGAGCCTTAGCGACCAGGAAGTCAGCCCTCAGTTCACCTCACCGCTCGACCGCCTGCGCCAGATCGGCCAGCTGGTCGGTGCCCAGCGCATGGTCGAGTTCGCAGCCTTCCTCGTGCAGAACGGCATGGACCCGGCAATCGCCGGCCGCATCGACGGCGACGAGCTGCTCGAGCTGGCTCAACGCGTGCTCGGCGCCCCTGTCAAGTCGCTGCGCGAGCGCAAGGTCAGCGAGCAGGGTCGCCAGCAGCAAGCGCAGGTCACGCAGGCAGCCACCGCCATCCAGGGCGCGCAGGGCGCAGGCGACGCAGCCAAGGCCCTCGGCGAGGGTGCTATGGCGGCAGCCGGCGGCGCTGAAGCGCTCAAGGCGAGCCCGGCGATCGCCCAGCTCATGCAGCAGATGGGCGCCGTGCAGCAGAGAACAGCGGCATGATGACCATCACCGAGATCGTCAAGCCGG